GTTGTCAGTCCCGACCCAGTCGTGACAGCCGGGGCCTCAACCCAAAGCTCTTCCTCTGCGTCCGCGAGATGCGAGTCAGACCCGTCAGCGCTAGTTCGTGCAGGATCGGCCTCAACCACGGCCAGATCAGGTGGGCCTTCAGCCATCGGATCAGTCCTCCACCATCACCGAGCTCAGCGCCGTCTCGATCTCCTCCTTGGAGCCAGAGAGGATCGGGATCGGCTGCCGGAGCGGCTCGGGCGGCGCCCACGCGGCAAGAGCGCGATCGATCTCACCGACCAGTTTGGTAATGTTGTCGTCGTGTTCTGGCGTCCAATCACATTGCTGAGTGACGAGCAGCAGGCGGAGGGCGCGCAGGAACAACTCATTCATGGCAGGGTCCACACCATCAGATAGACGTTGTAGGTGCCGTGACACTGCATCTCGACCCCCAGCGTTTTGATCGGCACCCAATTCGGCGCGAAATTCCAAAATTCATGCCCCTCCCAGGAGTTCGCCCCCGCTGGCGTCCCGAACGGGTCAAGCGGCACTCGGCCGCCCTCGCCGTTACCGGCATTCGAGCCGTTGTGACCAACCAGATGCTTGATCTCCATGACCCGTAGGTCGGGGTTCTCAACCTCATGGATAGAGCAATCAACCCCGCGATGGCTTGAGATGACTTGGCAGTAGACCGCCGCCACATTCGCGTTTAGCGGGAACTTGGCGACATAGACGGAACCAACCGGACAAAACGCGTCGGTCCCGTTCATCAATAGGTGGCCGGTTAGTGCTGGCATTATTGCTGCGGTCCTCCGCCGATCATTGCCTGAAGTGCTGATTGCCCGCCGCCCACAGGGATTTGCGATAACCCGTGCGCCGCCTGCACGGCGGGAAGAGTCGCTTCCGCCGCTTGCTGCATCGCGGCGTGCTGGGCCGCGGCCTCATCGTTCTGCTTGACCTGATCAGGCGTGTAGAGACACTTCGCCGGGAAAAACATCCGCGCCGCGTACTCTCGCGCGCACTGCTCCAAATTGAGTATCCGCATCGGGCTCGGTAAGCTGGCCGCCAGCGCTGCTTCCTGTAGCGATCCGAGGGTGGCAAAGGTGCGCTCCATCGAGGCGGTTTCACCGGCCCGTTGCGCCATCTTCATCATCGATGTGTAGGTGATCGACACCGGCACGTTTTGCAGGCTTGGCGGTGGTGGCGGCAGCAGGTCGCGGCGCTGCATGATGTTGACGACGCGGCTAATGCCGGGCGCCACCTCTTGCTCGAATAGTTCAATGACCGGCCCGAGCTGCGTGATCTTCTCGCCGATCCGCTGCGCCAACTCCATCTCGTTGCGCGGCTGGACGCCCTCCATCTGGCTAATCATCAAAAAAACGTCGGTAAAGAACGCCTTGTTGATCCGCCCCTCGACCTTCGCAATGTCCTCGGTCAGCGGCTGCATGCCCTGTGCGTTGACCTCAAATGCGGGGTAAAATTGCTGCTTGCCGTCTTGGGCGTTGACATAAGTGATCTCGCCCGGCCGGATCGAGGACGGCTTGTTCTCCAGAGAAACGTCGCCGACCATCGGTGGTCGCACCATCTTGTCGATGTACTCGCCCTTGCGGCGCTCCTGCGTCTGGATTTGCCGGGCACCGCCGAGCGCGTCCATGCCGGGGCCGCGCCCGTAGGGGTCATTGCTGGTCGTGCTCCAGCGGGTCGCCATAAACGGCTTTTCCTCAAAGCCACGTAGCGACAATGGGCCATTCGCCTGCCGGCCGCGCAGCCAGTAGAACTCGCGGTAGGGGAAGTGGTGCGGGAGAATTTGGATCGGCTTGCCGGCCGCCGCCTTGGGCGTCAGGTCGAAATTGGGCTCGATGGCGTGTGCGACAACAAACTCCTTATCGATCGAGCCGCCGCCCTCCTGCCAAAACTTCTGAACCTCAGCGGGCAAATTTTCGAGGCCAAAGAACTCGACGATCTGCGCCACCGTGTAGGTAAACTCGCGATAGAAGGTGTCGACCGATAGCCGCGCCCCACAGGCGAGGAAATATTCGCCCGCGCACGGCACGTAGCAGCGGATGACATCCTCTTTGTCGGTGTAGATGATCATCGGCGAGGTGCCGAACACCGCCACATCCTGAAACATCTGCGCCCCGGCAGCGTACCAATTCGAGGCCGCCAGCACGGCGAGCACGCGGTCCCGTACTTCGTCGAGCCACAGCCGTGCCAGCGGGTCGGTCATCGCCGCCATCAGGCGCGGATTGCTCGAATCCGATATCGTCGGGTCGAGGTTGAACCACGGCCGCGACGGACTCATCAGGCCGCTGAACAACCCCGAGGCGCAAATCCGCATCGCCAAGGTGGGCGTCTCATTGATGATGCTGTCGTTGACCGGGAACCCGCGATTATAAGTATTAGCCGCCACAACCCAATGATATCGGTATGGTAACAAGAAACGGGCAAGTATAGCCCAGTGCTGCCACCAGGAGTATCGCCAGCTTCGTAGTGAAGTTAGCCGCGTCTCACCGTGGTCAAAAAGCTCAGGCCACCACGCAGCCGTCTGCCGCCATAGTGGTGCTGGCTCGTCCTCCAACCCAGCGAGCGAGAGGGTACGCGGCCCAGCGTGCTCGTAGGGGATAAAGGGGCCGTTATCGAGCGGCATCGCCACCTCGCCGCAACATCTCTTCGATCTCGCTTTCTTCTCGCTCGACGAGCTTTTCGAGGCGCGTCAGCGCGCGTAGCATCGTCTGATGCAGATCATAATTGCGTTTTTCCAAGCGATTCGCCGCCGCCAACATGAAGAGCCCAAGGAACAGCTCAATGACCGTGGTTGGGGTGTTGACCCACAACTGCCAGGAATCTGAGAAGCCCGAGCGCGGACCCAAGGAAATCCAGATCAGAACCAGCAATAAACAAACCGCCGTCGTTTGCCAGGTGCCGGCTGCTTCCGAAATTTTGTCAGCAATATCAGTAAACCGCGCGCCGATTTTTTGGCTCGCGACGCCGTGATGGAAGAGCCAAACCGGCATCGCCATTTCTAGCGGCCAGGCTGCTCTTGGTCGCCCTCGCAGCAATGCGCTATCCCCGAGCCGTTGCAGGCGGGGCAGGGCTCGATCGTGATCGTGAACGACTCATCCGCCTTGTGATATCGGCCCCAAGCCTCCGCCGTGTTCAGCTCGCTCAAAATGGTGCCATCAGGGGCCTTGTGGCGATGACCGAGCCCGCGGCAGGCCTCGCACCTCATGCCCCGGTAAGCTGCTTCTGTCGGGTATCCGGGCTCGCCGCCCCTTGGCCCGAAGTCAACACAGTCCCACCGCTGCCAGCCCCGGCGGCCGCCGCCATCATTTGCAACGCCGCATTGCCGGCCGCCGCAACGGTTGGCGCTGCGGCGCTCGGCGGGGCTGGCGGTGGAGGCGGCGGCGCGGGTGCTGCAATCTTCGGCCCCGAGAGAAAAGGCATTTACCTCACCATCTCCACGTCAAGTTTGTTGATACCATCGCGTTCAAGTCAACGCCCCGAAGTTGCAGATGCAGCCGGTGTACATCTTCCCGTAGCTTGCCGTCAAACGGATAGGCGCTTGCCGCCGCCGCTGAGCGCGTCCACAGTTCGATTGCCGGCATCGGCCTTCCCGCTATCGTCGCCCATTGCAACTCTGCCGAGAGATATAGTGTGGCGTTCGCGATACCAAGCACCAACCACCCCACCCGCCAGAACCGCCGCGACAAACCCTGACGCCGGGGCATGCAGCGCGAAAGAGCCGGCGGCGGTAACGAGCGACGATAGGAGCGCAGGGCGTAGTTCACCGTTGGCTTGCCACAGAAGCCATCCGGCGAGCCCGACAAATAATACAGCCCCCGCGCCAAGCTCAACCAAGCCTTGGAGAAGATCGCTATGGGCATATTGATATTGCGGCAGCGCAGCGGCGAACCACCCCAGCCCCGCCCCGCGCCATGAGATGTTGGCCGAAGCGATATGCCAGATCGTCAGCCGATCGACGAGGCTGGCGAGTTTGCCCGATGCCGACGACCATAATAGCGCCGGCATTACCAGCACCAAGGCCCACCACCGAGCCGCAGTCAGCAGACCAACCAGCGTCGCAGCAAGAGCCGTCCGCGACCCACAGATCGCGAGCGGAATGACGGCCAAACCGATTGCGACAAGGTTTGCTCGTGCGGCAACCGCCCAGACAAAAACCGGCGCCGCCGTCTCGGCCAACAGATCGCGATTGCCAAACAGGCCTAGCGGCTCGGACCCCACCACCATCTCGACGACAGCCACGGCGGCCGAGACGCCAACAGCCCACAGGCAAGCGGTCATAACCGGCCTGATCTCGACCGAACTGGCCGCGATCATTACCCCCGCGAGCAGGGCAAAGCCGATCAGCTCGCCAGCACCACCCCACGGGTCCGGCGACCACGCGAGCCCAAGCGCCATCCAGCCGAAGGCGATCAGAAGCGCCACACCAAATAACCGCGGTAGCGGCGCGGTAGATACTTCCGACACAAACGGCAATCCCAACGACAGCACGATCCAGCGCGCCGGCATTTCGGAATTGAACCACGGCACCCACGCCACCAAAACCAGCAGCGCCAGGGCCGGCATCCCCGCCTACCACGGGCACATGTTTAAAGGGAAAACCAAAACAGGAGGGCGATCGTCACTAAGCTTAGGACAATCGTGCGAATCGCTTCGTCTGACGCCCACAGCCACACTATCTTTAGCGACCGTGCCAGCCGTCCTTGAACCACGGACCCGGCCGGGCGGCGGCCAAACCGCGCGCGATGCGCTGATCCTCCACTATCCGGTTGGCCCCCGCCGAGACCAACAACGCGTTTATGGTACCCAAAAGCTCCAGCATGCGGCCCATCTTGCCGTCAATCGACTGCAACAGCAGAAGGGTATCGCGATCCAACAGAATCAGTCCTTTGGGTTCGAGCGGGCCGAAGCCCCAGATGGATCCCAGAGCAACCATTCCGTTCCCGAAAGAAGCTCAGACGACTGGCGGTCCAATTTTTCTGGAGATATCGCAAGGCGTCGCTGTGGAATTAAGGGCAATACTCGCGACACATTTGCAAGCTCACGGTTTCCCGTAAGCCGCAACGCTATTCTAGCAAGCCAAAGCCCAAGGCGTTCACGGCGATCCAGCGGCTATTCCTCCGCCTTGGGGCTCGGCGGCCCGGCGCGCTCGTAAACCGCGTAATCGGGGTTCGGCTGGACGGGAACCCCGTGGGACATATCGCGCCACCACGAGCTGGGCACCCGCATACTGTACTCGTTTGGCACATACGGGCGATCGCCGCCTATCTCAAGCGCGGTATTTATGTCTGGGCCAGCGCAAATCTCCGGCGTTTTGGTGATTTCTGCCAAAAGCGCCTCAATCCGCCCGATTTTCTCGTCAATCGCCCGCAAAAGCGCGATTTTCTCGCCTTCTTGCGTCATTCTTTGGCTTTTGGTTTGGCGGGCTCGGCCCGTATCTTAAAGTCGGGATGCTGCGGCGCGATAAAGCCCTGGCCGCCATGATGAGCCTGTTGCGGGGGATTCGCAGCAGCCGGCATCACAGCGGTCGGCCCGCCCGGCTGCCCAACCGTGGTCTGCTCGGCCATGTGGTGTTGCCACAATGCCAGAACCATCCGGTGAATCTCGTCGATTTGCGCCACAGAATGCGCCACCGCATGCACGTGCTCATGTTGCTCCGCATGCTCGTCGCGCTCGGGCTTGTCAGCCATTACCTCACCCCAATCAATTGGCGGCGATGGTGCCGCCGTGCGAAGCCCAAATGTGTACGTCGGTTCGTCCGTCTCAGCCACAGGAATATCATCGTAGATGCCGGCCATTACCATACCCTCGGGGTTGCCATGTCGTCCGACGTAAGCTCGTAGGGATCGTATTCGACCAGGTGCTTGCTTGAGCGCCGCCTACCCGATGTCGTCAAGCGCTTTGACGTTACCGGCTCGGCAAACGTTAGCGCAAAGGCGTCCGCCACGTCAGGGCTCATCCCCAGCCGCGCCTTCAATTGCACCTTGTCCTCAATCAGAATCGCATCGCCGCGGAACGTGTACGTCATCTGCGTCAGCGCCTGCCCCAACTCGGGGCACTCACCCGGCAATTGCCCGCCGTCCTTGATCCACTGACACGCCAACCAATACATCTCGGCCCGCTTGTTGAAATACCGCTTGTCGTTGGCCTTGGCGCTGAAGTGAACCGGCAACGGCGACTGCCCCAGCTTGCGTAGCGGATCAATCCACGTCGCGCCAAACCCGCCGGTGTCGTCGATAAAGGCCGCGTCCGCCCCCCAATCCTCGATCTTGCGGTTGACGATCGCCGCCCCCGTAAAGCCGTCAATGTTGCGATATAGGCCGGGCGTAAATGCTACCAGCCCCTGCCGCGGGAATACCACGCTCTGATCGTCACCAAACCGCGCCACGTCAACGCCCAGTATCTTCGCCTCGCGCTCTATGTCGTGGTCGCGGTAGCTGCGCCGCTCGGCAGCGCTAATATCGGACGGCCCGATCAGCGCGTCCCAACTGTGCGGCGGAAAACGCCCAAAAACATTCACCAACACCCACGGGTGCTCAACCCCGTAAGCCTCCATCATCTCCCGCGCCCATGCCACCGGCATCCGCGGCGTCCGCTTCGGATCGTCCGGGTGACCGGTAATCTCCCAGACGCGCCACAACTTGCGATCCCGCTCGCTCGCCCGGTACAGCGGGCCCGATAACTGCGTTGGGTTCCCAGCCTGCACGATATGCGTCTCAATCCCAGACGCCATCGCCGCCTCAGCCGCCGCCATGACAGCCTCCGGCATCCCGCCCGATTCATCCAACACGAAAAGCATGTAATCCGCATGTAACCCAGCCAGCGTGTCCGCCTGCTGCTCAGGATCCGCATCCCGACTCCACGTCCGCGCACTCGCCCAGTGAGTGTCAGGATGGTCGTTCGCAAAAATCCGCTTCGACTGCCACGTAAACAGCTCCTTCAGAAGCTCGCTCTTCTGCTGCCACTTCGCCAGCTCAGCCCATAGGCAATCCCGTAAATTGTCCCCCGTAATGCTGGTGGCCGCAATCTTCGCATGCGGCCGCGTCAACAGAAAATTCCAGATCAACCACGCCAGTAAACAGGTTTTTCCGGGGCCTTTACAGTTGTGCGTAACTATAAAATCACCAATCTGAAAACATGACGAACGATGACCAACCCCTATACAAACAACATCGCCACTACCATCAGGATCTATACTTTCAATATAACGGGTGTAACGATGTTTCTCAGGAACATGCCAACGCTTACACTTTTCCGCGGCGGCCAGAAATGGCGGTTCTGGCCCCGATATCATCGCTCGATAGCCGTCGCGAAACCCCTCATGTGGATAGGGGCCACCCCTCCAGGCACAATACCCAAGCGACCGGGCGAGCCAGATAAAGTCGTCGATCAAACGTGCCGACGAGGACGCGAGATAAGTCTGCCCATTCAAGCACACCGTCCCATCCGCATCCATCAGTCCGCGCAGCAAATCCAACCGCTGCGAGCGCGACGCGCGCTTGTAGCGTTCCGGGATGTACTTCTCGTGCGAGCGCAATTGGCTGACGCCGGTCTCTCGCAGCCCGGAGATGCCGTCGAACCAAATATCCTTCTCACCTTCGGCCGTCCGCCTAGGGTGCCAGCCCATCTCTCGACGCGTCAGCTCTTCCCTAATAGCCTCGTCCGGGCAAACCAACGTCGCCTCGTTGGCAACCCCATCGCCGAGCCACAAACCAAACACATACGGGTCCAACGGCTGCGAGCGAGCTGCGTAATCAACCGAACCCTGTACCGGAATGTTGTATTGGTTCTGCCCACTCGGCATCTTGACGCCACCACCCAACAATTCCAGCGTCGTCAGATCGCGCTCGCGCCCCAGCTTACGATCATACGGTGACTGAATCCGCCAAAGGTGCTCACCACATACCCGAACCGAACACCCGTCCGAAAACGTCACCCGATACAGCGCAACGTTCGCTTGCTCAAAGCGAGCCATAACCCGCGTCCGCAAACCATCCCGCGCGAAAACCTCGTCGCCAACCGCGATGTCACCCCACCGTCGAGCGCCTCCCGGCGTCTCAACCCACTCCTCAACCCATATCGGCGCCTGCATCGCTATCCGAGGCGTCGTCGGGAACGACCGCAAAACATCCTCCTGCCACGCGTCAGGCTCAACCCGAAACAACTCCCGAACCATCAGCGCCGGGTCGTCCCACCAGTCCATAAACCGCTCAGCGTCCTTCAGCATTCGCTTCGGTACGCTGTACGGATCCGCCCCTAAAGCCGGATCACCCCTCAACCGCGTCCACTGCCGCCGCATCAACACACCTCAGGTAACCGCCGCCAGCCAAGCGGCCAGAGCGCCGGCGCGTAATCCGAACATGGCGAAAATACCGTAGCAACCCACTCAGCACCCCTAAGCCGATCGCCCGGCTCAATCACATCATAATATTCCCGAGGCGGGTAGTAACGCCCAACTACCCAAAAACACCCCCACACCGAACCACACAACAATAATAGCTCGCTACCGTCCCGTGGTGCCGTTGCCATCGGCTCAGCCCCCATACTCAACCATCCCCCAAATTTCCGCCAAGGCCCGGCAAAACCTTAGCCGTTTCCAGAAACGCCGCAGCCGATACCCGCTTACACCGAACAGCACATGGCGGATCCTATGGGCAAATCACCACCGGGCTGCCACCCAAACCTACAACACAACAACACCAGTCCGGGATCCGACCCGCCGGAATGCTCGCTACAGTAGTTCGCATGCAAAACCCCCGTAAAATGTAGGATGAGAGTCGTCGATCGAGGCCGCCGGGGTAGGTCGCCAAGTGGGGGTAGGGGTCGAGACTGGCTGATGTCCAGATTTAATGTCTTAGACG